TTGTGCCGGTTTACATCCCGTGAAACCGAACTGCTGTTCCACAGCTTTCTAACAAGTCTCAGGGCTTTTGTATTCATGATGTTGGCGGGGGCGCCGGGCTCACCCGGTCTTACCTTTTCAGACCCCCATATCTGTTAGTCGATCATAGAGTCAATGATGTCATTGCGACACGTCATCACCAATCGGCCAAGATCCTCTAGGGTCATGAGACCCTTCTCGACCTTGTTGCAAGCCTCAACAAACGTGATGGTGTCGTTCTCCATCTCGTTGGCGACATCATCAATACGAAATTCAGCAATGAACTGAAATTCCTCTTCATATTCCTTTTCGTCTTGTTCCATTTGGTCAAGGTACTTGTTGGTCTGGTTGGTGATGTAGCACATTTCGGAAGCTCCGGGTTGTGTGTTGCGATGGGTTCAATTGTGAGTGCGTTCACATTCAGTGTCAAGGTGCTCTAGGATAAACTCCCCAATTTGTTGCTTTGCGTCGTCACACCCCTTGGCAACGAGGCAGTGATATTGGTTGGCTTCCAAGTAGCTGATCCAGTCCTTCTGATCATGGCTCAACACCCCCCCCTTCTCCCGCTTCATCTCCACCCAAAGCCCCCAGGCTGGGATGAAAAGATCCGGAACACCCCTGCACACTCCCTCAGACTTCAGACGTGTTGCCGTTGTGATCGTCCGAGCCCCTCCGTTTGGAATCGCAAAAATGCGGGTGCCTGGAAAGCTCTTGCGGAACCAAGACACAAATTCCCGTTGCTCCTCGTGTTCTGTTCTTATTCTTTCCATTGTTCCGTTCCTGTTCAAAATGGGATCTCCTCAAACCAACTAGGACACTGATCTATTGACCCGGCAAAATCCTTCGGCACTTTTTCATCAAACATAGTGCAGTAATCGTGCTCGGCGAAATGGTCGCATGTGTAACAACATTTCGGCGGGTACAAGCCCTTCTTTGCTTCCTTGATCTTCTCTCGGTACACCTGGACAACATGCGGCTCACTCATTGGCCCTCCATTCTCGGTTGATGACACGAACAAACTTACCCTCTTTGCGATACTCCACCGCACTAGGCGGCTTGGATTGCGTCATGATCTTGGCGCAATCATCTAGGTCCTCGTGAGACCCAATAGGCGCACCTGATTTTCTGGCCATGTCCATAAACGTCCTGATCGCTTTTTCTCCCGCATACCCATCATGCGTGACTGTCAGATATTCGGTAACCGGACGATCGCTCAAAGCGCCGTAATACGTGATTGCAAACATCTCTTTGCCAGAGGCCTTGCTTGTGTGCTTACGCCAGATCCAAGACCTTACGGACATCTGTGTGCCCTCAATGCCCATGATATCGTCAACGTGCAGCGTCAGAGGCTTGTTTTCTGGCTCTGGGAGCGGTGCGCCACACGCTAGGCTTTTTCTCGCGGAGATCGGGCACAGCTCGTTGCAAGCCTCGCACAGCTTTACCGGGGCCTCACCATTGCCTGAGCCTGCCTTCTTCGGCGGCTGCACTGCTGTGATCGGGCCATGTGTGGCCACCACTCCGGCAAAATCCAGCACTAGGCAATGGTCGGCATGGCTCTTGGGTCTCATCCCTCGGCCTGCCATCTGAACGTAAAGGCTTGGGCTCATGGTCGGTCGCAGCATTGCAACCAGATCAATATCAGGGTAATCAAACCCCGTCGTTAGCACGTTCGCGTTAGTCAGCGCCCTGATTTGCCCGGCTTTGTAGAGCGTCAAAATGCGTTCACGCTCCGCTTTCGACGTATCCCCTGTCACGCACTCCGCAACGATCCCGAAGTCTTGCAGCACATCTCGCACGTTCTCAGCATGGCGCACCCCCGCACAAAAGAACAACCACGCTTTACGGTCTCCAGCTCGAGCAATGACTTCTTGCACAATCGCTCGGTTTTGTGCCTCGTTGTCCACGGCGGCTTGCAGCTCGGCTTCAATGTACTCACCGCCACGCTTGCGAACCCCAGATACGTCCAGGCGCTCAGCTGTTACTTTGGATCGCAATGGAGCGAGAAACTTGCGTTTGACCAGCTCATCAATTGATACCGGTTCAATCAGATCGGAAAAGATCGCAGGCGCGTCAGTGATGAGCCCGTGTCCAAGCCTCCAGGGGGTTGCGGTAAGACCCACCACACGAAGATTGGAATTGATGTCCTTCAAGTCAGCCAACAATCGACGATAGCCGCCTTCGTCCTTGTGGCCAACCAAATGGCACTCATCAATAATGACCAGATCAACGTGACCAATCAGATGGGCTTTGTCCCTCACCGACTGAATTCCTGCAAAAGTTATCGGCTCCCCAAGTTGCCTCCGTCCAATGCTTGCGCTATAAATACCCATTGGCGCTCCCGGCCAATGGAGTCGCATTTTCTCCGCGTTTTGCTCAATAAGCTCTTTCACATGAGTGAGCATCAGAACCCGGGTTTCTGGCCAGTTCTGCAAGGCATCCTTGCACAAAGCCGCAACGATGTGGCTCTTGCCTGAGCCAGTCGGAAGCACAAGACAAGGATTGCCATCGTGGCCGTTGCGGAACCATTGATAAAGATGGTCGATCGCGCGCTGCTGGTAGTCACGGAGCATCACCCGCCCCCCGGAAACATCATTGCCAAAGCATCCGCCACAGCCTGTTGAATCACTGGCCAGTTGTCTCTATCAATCCAAGCTCTGATCTCAATGCTGGCGGCAGACTCATCTACTAATTCCATCGTAAAAACGGCGATGTCATCCTCATCAAATGCATCCATCTTTGGTGGTGCTAGTTTGATCTTCATGCTGCTTCCTTTTGTTGTGTCTGCTGTGCTTTCGGTTTCCGGGTGACCAGCGTAGAGTCTCCTGCCATCATTTGCACCAACTTTAATTGTTTCTTCTTTTGTCGGTACCGTTGAGATTTTTCAACGTCAGTGAGTATTTTCTTCTTTGCGTCAGGTTTTGATCCAAGCTTGTAAATCCTAATGGGATCTTTTGATTCTGGCCGCTTGTCCCATTTGCAGATGTGAAGCACTCCCTCTCTATACATCTCGCGGGTGTAATGCAGAACGGTCACGTAGTGCAGGCCCGTTTCCTCGGCCAGCTCATGGCATGTATAGTCGCCTTCCATCAAATGCTTCATTAACTGAGCCATCATCAGTGCATTCACCTTGATGATTTTGCGGCCCTTGTTGCAGGGTGGGGCAGGTCTTGGCATGTGATGTCCTCAGAATTTGATATTGAAGCCGATATAGTTCGGTGCAACGACGATGCTAGATCCGCATCCAGCGGCAGCGGTAACAGCGAAATCCCTGAACGATGGCGTGTGGCGGTCCCTGTGCTGGCTGTCGTAAATCTCTTTTGCCAGTCCCACCGCCGCCGCAGCGGCGCAGCCATAACGCCAGTCGTTCGTTGCCTTGGCGAACACGGCACCAGTGCCAGCCCCAACAAGCGCGTGTTGCCACTTATCACGGCCTCCCCATGACTCGGCCTGAACTTGTGTAGCAAACAGCAGTACAAATGCAATCATTCGTCTCATTTATCCGGCTCCTTGTCGTTTAAAACTTGCTGGTAATTCATCCCGGCATCAAAACCTTCTAAGAACGCCCTGGCCCTGAGAAGACGGGCAAACTTTCTTAGTTTCTCAAAGTCCTCATCTAAAAAGCCGCATTCCCAGGCAAGTTGGTCTATTGAGTCTTCTTTCATTTCTCACCTCTTAGCTTTTTTGATCGCTCGATGGTGCACGCTGTAAATCCATGTACCTAACCTAAAACCGATTCCAAGCCCAAAAAAAACACCACTCAAGAAATCAAGTAAGTTCATTCCTTATCTCCTATCCCGTGTGCTCGCTCTACATGCCGCACACAAGCGATAAGACAAAAAACAGACGGTGCAATTGGGTCGTTGCGCGTGTCATCCCACATTTTTAGAATCTCCTCATCCGTCAGCGGCTTGCGCTGGGCAGCTTTCTTTCCTGCATGTAGTCCCAGCATGTAGGTTGCAGTGAGAACGTCTGACTCGGTATCGGCCACCGGCAGTGACTTACTTATATTGAACGAGCTTACGACGTTCTTTATTTGCTGCGCAATATAGTCAAGCTGTGCTTCTTTTGAGTTGTCGGTATCTAGGGATGTAACCGCACGTTTTACCAAGTCCAGCAGAACTGCGCATAAAACTTTGATGGCGTTATACGCTTCTGACTGGCCTTCATCTGCGGCATTGTATGCCTCGCCCATAATGCGAATCCTGAGCGGCTCTAGGTCATCATCCGTCAGCGGCTTGCGCTCTGCTTTCAAAACAAGGTCGGCGAAGCGCTCAAGCTCCTGCTGAGTAATCGTCCAAAATTCGTTATGCCATGCGGGTTTCTTGTCGGGGTCGCAGGCTTGCTGCATTAGATTGATGATGTCGTCTCGTTTCATTCCTTCTCTCCTGGAACGTAAACAACAGGAATCCCCGCTATTGAGTTCAGCATCTCGGCGCAAACAATCTCCTGTCGTTCAACCGGTATTTTTTCAAGCGCCTCATTGACGCTTTTCAAGACGCTTTCAATCGTCTCTTTGCGTGTGAGTATCGTCATATAACCCCCTTTATTAGTCGCTCACTGCTCGTCACCCCAGGCCCAGGTTCACCATTCACCACCTCGCGCCCATTCACTAGATAAACCGCTCTCCACCCGTTCTCATCACTTCCCTTCATCTTCCACGGCACTAGATCCGGGTGCAGTACATGAGAGGAGCAGCCTTTGTGCTGGAAGTCCAGCGGTATATCGTTTCCCCACTTCGCACACTCCCAATTTCCTGCTGCCGTTGCCGTTGAATGCGCACACGTCCGACAATTCACTTCTTTCGTCAACTTCGTTTTGTGGCAAAACTCATGCGCTGCACAAAACTTACATTCCCACCAAGTTGGGTCACTGCTCAA